CGAGAGATCCAGTGCGCTCTCGCGTGTAAACCCGAACCCGGTGAGAAGGTCTCCTGTATTTGCAAGGAGTGCCTGTGCCTCGTCCTGTGCAAGTCCAAAGTTTGAAGCGAGGTTACGGGCGGTCGTGTCGGCTTCACGGTTGATACCCTGGAAGGTGACAGCGAATTTGTTCGCCGTTTCCTCGGCATTGCTCGCCGCCATGATCAGCTCGCCGCCCATGCGAGCTATCGACCGTGCAGCAGCCGCTGCGATCGCTGCTATCCCGATAGCTTGTAGGCTCTTGAAAGCTCCGGTCGCGCCTTTCGCACTTTGGCCAGCCGCCTTCGTACTATCAGAAAGCCGCCCCATCTGAGCTGCGGCGGTTTGCGCGTTCGTATCGATTCGTATTACAAGTCGTGCTGCCTCTGTAGCCATTCGGCCCCCTATCGTCTCGCGGTGAACGCGCCCATTAACGAATCCAGTCTCGCAATTATCGCTCTCTGCGGACTGAAGTGCGCCCGGTATTGACCCTCGAAGTATGCCACCGCATCAGATAGCCATGAGTCTGGATCCGGTTTCGATAGCCCCAGGTTAAACCGTTCCCATGCTCGGAAAGCCTGCCAGAACGCACCGTCGAAAAGCGTGGCGAAATCACCAGCACGACCGACCCATATCGGGTCGAGCTTCGGCCCCACGGCATGGAGTTTATCCTCATAGCCGGGAGCCGGTCGGTAATCGGCCTTACCACTCATCACAGAGTAGTAGGCCGCTATCAGTTTTTTGTGTCGGTACCCTCTGTCCTCATCTCCCCGATTGCACGATCAATCGCTTTCATGGTCTCGTCGAACGTATCATACGAGAACAGATCCGACACCTTGAGTGTACGAGTATCGCCGCCTTCGAAGTCAACTTCCGGAGCATTGACGAGTCGCTTGATGTACGACCTCGTGATCGCACTCAAGTTAACCTTCTGCCGAACCGCTCCGCCCTCATCGGTCACGTACTCGGTAGCGACCTCATTGAGCCTGGACTGACTCGGCTTTTCGAGTACGATACCGAACCGCTCTGCCTCCGGTAGATCGAGGTTACCCTCAATGTCCGGGTACACCGTTCGTGTTGCCTGCTTTCCTACTTTGATCTGCATTGTGCCTCCTTTATGCAGACACGGCGAGACAACTGTCCCGCCGCATATCAACTATTACGTGTTCTCTTCGCTACGTGCCCTGCGGTACATAGTCGGGAGAACCTCTACCGATGCCGCCCCGGTCGTCAGGTTCGTGAACCGGAACGATGAGTCAAACGCCTGAGCGTTCGCTCCCTGCTCCGCGCCAAGGTTGAAGCTGAACAGCTCAACCGGCGTGATCACTTCCATGTAGTCGCCAACGTCGAACTTCTTGTTGAGCACGAGCTTGACGATCTTCGCCGACTTCTCTTTCTCGTAGATGTCTACCGTATCACCGCCATCCTGTCGTGCGATGTCGATGAACGTATTGGCGATCTTGAGACCAGAGAGCTTGTCCGTGGTACCGAGCCGGAACACGCCATTAAGCGTACCCTGCGCATCGTCCTTGCCTGCTCGATACACTTTGATATCGTCGCAGAACCCGGTAATCTCAACCTCGTCCGAGGTGAACGCGATCGACCATGCCGACAAGTCGCACAGCTCGGTAAGCGTGAGCTGGATGTACTTGTCTCCGATTGCAGGCGTGATAGCCGTGTCCGTGGTACGGGTCTCGAGGATCCGCCCAACTCCTATCTGAGACGCGCCGCTTGCACCGCTCGTGCCTGGCCATCCAGACGCTACCGCGACCGCAGTGATGATGAAGAACCCCTCTCCAAGAGGCGTCGCCCCGTCGCCATCGGTCTCAGTGCCGAGAGTGGCGTCGAAGACTGTCCCGTCGTCGCCGATAAATTTCTGACCGTTCCCCTTAAATGCCATAGTGCACCCCTTTAGACGTTAGAATCTTCTACGTCTGTCGCTTTCTCTTCTACCGGCTCGTCTACGACAGCCGGTGCCTGCTCTCTCGGTTTACGCCGCTGCCTCGTCGGTCGCGGCTTTGGCAACTCGTAGACCCGGCCACAGTCTGAGCACTCTCGCGCCCCGCCTGCTGATCGGTAGCTCTTCGCGCTGCCGCATACTGGACACAATATCACGATTCCCCCTTTGGTCCTATAGCTTTGACCATGTTAATGGCGACTCGAAAAGAGCCGACCACGTTCCGAGCGCTGCATCGAACGACACTACCCCGGTCGTACGGTTCGCCTCTACTTGGTACTCATCTGGTGCGGTGCCGATCGTCGACCGGATCGCCTGCACGGTTTCCTTCAAAGTCTCCAGCGCGTCATATGCTGACGGGAAGTCCTGCGCAGCGAGCGACCACTGTAGAGTCACCTCGCCTCCGTCGCCTTGGTCCTGACATAGCCGCTCCGGTGTTTCGTCGTTCGGAGGTACGATCAGGATCGCGATGAACGGAAGCGGCGGTGTGTTCGCAGTCCCGAAGTACAATGGAACGCCGCCGGTGTAGGCCGCCTCGACGGCTTGGATGAACGTCTTCACGAACGTCATCGCGCAGCCCTCTCAGCAAGTCGCGCAGCTTTCTTGACGTTCTCCTCGAGCTTGTCCTTGCCCTCTTTGGCTGCGGGTCTAAAGTAAGGTGTGTAGCCGTAGTTCGGTAGATCCGGCCTACCGTACTCCTGAGCAGCTGCGTACTCGGTATTGGCACTTACTACGTTCTCGGTCTCGCTCACTCGATCGAGTCGTATCGAGTTACGTAGCGCCGAGGTATCAACCCGCACAAAGCTTTTTGCTGCCTTGCGCACAGTGATCCCGGTGAGCCACCCAATTCGGTCGGCCAACTCTACAGCGTATCCTCGGAAATCAAATCGTGTGTCAGACGTACTCAAGGTCGACCTCCTTGTGGTGATCTACCGATGATATTCCGGTCGTCTGCGTGACGAACGTCGCTCGAAAGCGTATGCCGTCCTGCTCGATTTCGTCTGCAAACTGCACCGGTACCCTCACGTCAGTATACAGCCTATGGCTCCGCGATTCACGTAGTCCGGCGGCGATGTCACGTTCGCTCGCTCCGACCGGCTGGATGAATCCACGGTATACCCCGACCTGTGTCTCTGTCGGTGCGCTCACTGAACTCGAGGCTGCTACCGTACGGTACAACGTGAACGGTCGGTAACGAGAGCGTAGACTCATGGGGTGTACTCCACGTCGACGATTGGCCCGGCGTTCAGGTACGACTCGAGCCCCGATGCAACGTCCATCGGATACATGAGCCCGCCTGTGTTCTTGCTCTGCGTGTAGGAGTAGGTGCCTATCCTCTCGGTGTCCAGTCCGAGGCGAGTGTTACGGAGCACCACGTCGTAGTAGACCATGCGTCCGACGATACGGTCAAAGTCTGCTGGCACTTGCAGGAGGAGCACAAGGAAGCGTTCTCCAGTCCCGACGAGCGCCGTCCCGAAGGTAAGCCCAGCAGCGTCTACGCTCTCGATAGTGTGGCGCCCATGGTTGCGCTTCGATCCGTAGATGAACACCTCGTCCTCGTACTCGAAGTGCTCGAGGTCGCCTATCACGGCGGCCGTCGTATCCGCTGCAATCGCGGCTCCTGTGATCGTCCAGTCCGCATAGAGTCCAGTGTAGGTATTCAGATACCACAGAGCCGTGCGCGTGATCGTGTCAGGCGACTCGTCGAGCTCCACGCTGCGCTGCACGAGGAACGATACGAAACATTCCTCGAGCACCCGTGCGTAGGTATCGGCAAGGATATAGTTGATCCGTGCGTCGATCGCCTTCTCGGTCTGCTCCCACAGTCCAGCCGCCGCGTCGTTGAGCACAAATGAGTCGCCGGTGGTAGTGTTGAGCCACCTGTCACCAGCGGAGTACACCGGCGTGAACTCGCCGAGCGTCGGGTCGTCCGCTTCGATCCATTCGTATTCCCCGTTGATTTTGACATCTGCTTTCGTAGTCACCTATACCTCCGAACTGTATGTTATGGAGCATACCACATCATCAAGCGCGCCTGAGCCAATTGCGGCAACTGTAAGCGTTTCTCCTGGCCTTATCGATATGTCGGCGCTCTTGATGTCGATTACCTGACTGTTAGTCTCCGAAACTACGAACTCCAGCAAAAACGTCCCTCCCGTTAGCGCGGTGGCAGACTCGTCTTCCTCTGCGGGCATCGCTTCCTCGTCGACAAACGCGAATGATGCTCCCCCCCTACGAAAAGGGCCCGCGAGGCAATGCCCCACGAGCCCCTCGTGTTTTTTGCTCTACTCCCTACGATCAGGGCAGTGTGTCACCACCGGTCACCGTCGGGTGCCAGACTTCCACAGTCGGCCGACCCTCGAGCTCGAGGTACGGTAGCACCGTCAGCGCCACAGACGCCTGCGAGGTATCGGTGTGAGCCCGCAGCTTCACAAACTGCTTGGTTCCAACGAACCCGATCATCTGCCGGTATCCCGTGGTCGGGTTGACCAGAAGCTGGCCCCACTCTCCGCTCTCGTACTCGGTATTAAGCTCGGTCGGCAGTTGCTTGTCGCCTGCCTCCTCGTCGCCCGTACCGACCGGCGTATAGTCTCCTCCCAGCGTGTCGCTCTCCAGGATCTCGAGGTACGAGACCTGCGTGGTGAGCGCCGACCCGAGCGCGGTGATAATAAAACCACCGCTTCGAGCACCAGATACATCGATCCCGGTACCGATGTCGTCATCACCGGTCGAGTCCATCGTGAGCGTCTGAGCGCTCAGGAAAAGCAGATTGCTTTGACTATCTCTCTGAGGCATAGCCCCTCCTTACGACGCCTGTACGTCGAGCACCTTGAGTGCCTGGAAATTGGTGACCGCACCGCCGACTCGCTTGGTCGTGTAATACTTCACGAACCGCTTGTCGGTGTACGGATCGCGCAGAACGCGAATACCGATTCGGTCAACGATGGTGTATCCCTCGCGGAAGTCACCGTAGATCGCGATGTTGTTGCCCTCTGCGATGGTCGAGTCCATGTCACCCGCGAACCGCACCGGCCGTCCGAGCAGCTGCATGTCGACGCCCATAAAGAGCATCATCGGGTTCAGGAGGTACTGGTTGTCCGAGTCCTTGAGCTGCATGATCTCGGCCCACACCTTTCGGTGAAGCATCCAGACTGCGTTCATCTGATACTCTTCGAGCAAGTCGCTCTGAATGTCGATGAAGTCATCGCCCGCGATGGTGCCGACGGTGCCGGTGTCACGGTGCTCGAGTGCGAACCGCTCGTAATTGCCCTGCGTGGTCCACGAGTCAAGGTTCAGGATACCGGTCGGCTGCTTGACGCCCGTACCGTTCACAAATGCGGTGTTCTCCGCTCTCATGAACTGCATGGCGACCTTTTCCTGCAACCACGATTCCAGGTTGATCGAAACGTCGTCGATCGCCTTCGTCGAGATCTTCGGCTCGGCGTACTGCTCGTGCGTCGGGATCTCGAGTTCTGCGATCTGCGGGTAGTCGGTCTCCGGTCGTGCGTCGAGTTCTGCAACCCATCCGCTACCGGCCTTCTGGTCGTCGATGATGATCGATACCGCTTCACGCGCAGTGCTGATCACATTGGCTATCTGGCGAACCGGCGAGGTCTCGAAGATGCGCCGCGAGATGAACCGAACAGGGTCGATCGGTGCAAGGAACCCGCCGTCCGGGTTCGAGCCCACGAGACCGGCCTTTACGATGAGTTCGTTCGCACTCTTCTCGTCGGTCGGCAGTCCGTAGTATTCGAGAATCTGCGTGGCGTTCTTACGCTCGGTCTCGTCGCCGATTGCGCTGCGCCTGCGAAGGTAGCCATCGAATGCGGCCTTGTACTCCGGGTCGGTGTGGATCTCTCCGTCTCCATTTCCGTTTTCCGGCATCCGCGCCATGAGAGTTTCAAGCGACTTGCGCTCTTCCTCTTCGACTCGGATCTGGTTTGCCTGCTTCTCCAGCTTGTCGGTCAGTTCAACGAAGTCCGCCTTGATGGCCGCAATGGCCTCACCCTGGGTCTCACCGCGTTGCTCGAACTCGTCGAACCGCTTCTGACCTTTGGTGACGAACTCGGTGATCTGATCTTTGAGTTCTACAATATCGCTCATTTCCATGCTCCTTTAAGCATTGCTTTAAGCTCCCGCATTTCGGTCGCCTCGCGTAGTGTCCGCTTGATTTCGTCCACCGTGCCGGTGTCTGTCGAGTCATGCCCTGACCCGAACGAATCAGCAAGAGCGCGTACAGCGTTCCGGCTGAGCTTCTTAGTTGCTATGATATCCCGTCTCAGTGAAGTTGGCAATCCGTTCAACTCAGATACTGACCAGCCCTTTTCAGCGCCGTCTCCGAATGGTGGATCAAGACTCATCCGGTCGTACAGCTCATTAACCGTCGCCTCGACTGCTGCCCGGTCTTCCTCGGGTAGCTCGATCCCGCCCTTAGCACCATCCAGCATCGCACGAGCAGTGAACACGGCCCGAGGTACGAGCTGCATCTCACCATCCTCAACGTCGCAGACCGGCAACTGGTAGGATTCGAAACTGTCTGCCGCGTTGTCGTCGTAGAACAGGAAAGCGTTACGGTAGGTCTCGCTCGGCGCTTCTGCGCTGCCGGTCATTGCCCGCACACGCTCGTCTGCGTTCTCTGGCATCCACTCTTTATCTCGCGACGCGATCTTGCTCGGTAGCTTTGACGCAAGCATTGCTCCGCGAACCATGGTCGCCACTGCCCGAGGATTCATAGGCTCGTCAACGAGCGAGGTCTCCCACAGCTTCGCACGCTTGAATATCCGGATACCGTCAACGATATCAACGTCCGTACCGTCTGCCGAGAACCCTACCGAGAAGTCAGATAGCACGCCCTGCTTTGCGAGCATGTAGGCTTCCCGTCCCTCCTGCACCCCAAGGTTGATCTCGGCTACTCCGTAGAGCCCGATGTCATCCTCGACCAATCGGTCAGGATCAAACCCTCCAATCATGTTCATGTGGTTGCGCTTCAACCGTAGCGGACGCTTGCGCTCCTGTAGTTCGTTGATCGTGTCAGCGAACGCGCCCTTGACGAACCGGTCGCTTGCTCGGTCGATGTCCCACGTCGCGAGGTATCCCTCGACGATGCCGGTCAGCACATCGGAGCCGTCGCTGCCGGTCTCCTTTCGCTCATACGCTTTGGTGACGTGCCCAAACGACAGTCTTTTTTGTTCGATCATCCCTACCCCCTCACAGCCATACGGTCCTGCAATTGCACCCGATAATCATACTCAGTGGCGCCCCGAGTGACCCATCCATAGGATACTGCATCCTGTAGCCGCCAACATCGAAAGGCTCATCGGCCGGTTGCTCCTGTCCGCTCGCTGCCGCGTGTGCAGGCCGCGTGTTGTCGAATAGGGCTTCCCATCGCTTCATTCCGCTATCCAACCGCTCGGCCTGTTGCCTCATGCTTGCTATGATACGCCCCTGCACCAATGGTGTCACGAGTCTATCGCGGAAATCAGATATCGTATTTAGTAGCTCGCCCTCGCTCACCGATGTCGGTAGCCTCGCCATCCGCACAGCTTCCCGAGCGAGCCTACGTGCACCGTTTATATCGCCAGACTCGAATAGCTGAGCGATGCGCTCCACCGAATCACCGAGCGCGTCCTTGACCGCGAGGACTGCCGTCTTCTGCGTCGTGTTAACTGTCCAGTTTGACTCGGTGACCGCGATGATAACCCGGTGATCCCTCATGCGTCTCCCGAGGTTCAATCGCGCCGCGCGTGCCTGCTGCTGAGGCGTGATGCCTTCCTCGTCCATCGCTGTAGCCGATGACCGTAGCATCATGTCGCGCAGCGTGCCGAGAATCGACCGCGACGACGCCACAAGTCGAGGATTCAAAGCCGCCGCCAGTGCGGTAGCGATTGCCCGCATTGCCCCTTCGAACGGGTCAATCTCGCCTTGCTTGTAGATCCTGTAGTCGGTTCCAAGCAGCCGGTTTGCGATCTTGTCGTAGGCCCGTCGCAGCACAACATCAAGCTCAACCTCTGCCTCCGGAGGTATACGTTGCGTGTTCGGCGACCACTCCGCTACTACCGTACCAGTCCACGTAGCAAGCTCGCGCTGTAGGACTGACTTACCGTACTCTCGCGTGTTGTCGATCCGTCTGCGCTGCTCTCGTACGCTCGCCACTATTCCTCCGGATCTTCAGGTGTCTCAAGCGGTGGCACTTCAGGAAACTGCATCCCATCGGTACCGTCTATCGACATGAGCGTTGACGGTGCGAGGATCACGTCTCCCTCCTCAACTGGATCGTATCCAGCCATCTCGCGGATCTCGTTCGTCGATAGTGCATTCGTTGCGCGTGCCTTCTGCATGCGCTCGAGGTTGCGCCCACGGAGCGCCCTGATCGTGTTCTCATTGTAGGTGATCCACTTGTTCTCGAGCTGCGGGTAGCGTGGTACGAGCGCCGATGTCAGCGCGTCTGCGAGGTCGTCGAATACCGGAAATACTGCCCCGTCGAAGAACGCCGTCTGTGCCGTTGCGTAGTTATTGAACGTGGCTGAGTCGTTCATCATCAGCGGCAGCGGGATATTGTAGTAGTTGTAGACCGTTTCCTTCGCTTCCCGTAGGAGCTCGACGTAGTCCATCTCTTTGTTCGACAGTGCGAGGTCGAGTACCTCCACGCGCCGTGGCATCACGAGCGTACCGCCTGCTGTCCCAGACCCTCGAAGCGCCTGTAGCGCCGCTTGGATCTGCTTTACCGCAGCACCTTCGAAATGATCTCCTTCGGGCGGCATCACGCCACCGGTCAGCTTGAGACCGTTTCGAAGTATCGAGGTATTGTGCCGCTTGCCCTCGACGTTCTGCGATATCGAGTAGTACAGCGGAGCGAGCTGTGATTGTCCTCGATATGGCCGGTCGACAGCCTCGGCTCCGAGTAGCGGCACCAACTCATTAAGCCCGTCGTCGGAGATCCACCGGATACGCCCGCGCTGCTCCTGCCGTTTGTAGGTGCGCCGGTCTCGGTCTGATACGGTGCGGAAGCGATCAGGCAGTCCGTCGTAGGACGACTGATCGTCGATCACGTCGTATGGGTAAACCCATGTCCTCGCTACCGGCTCACGATTTTCACGGCCCCTGAGCACTACCCATGCCTCGTTTGTGAGCAGGAACGATGTAGCTATCTCGTAGAGGAAGCGTCGGCGCGAATACCCCTCGCTCGCCTTGTCGATAAAGTCGACTACCGGGTCGTCGGCGTCGAAGTCCTGGTCATTGGTAGTCAGCCCGAGCGTGAGACCTGCCACGTTCTGCGCGATGCGGTGTACTGCAGTGCCGAGCACGTCAGACTTCAGATAGAGCCTGTAGGCAAGTATCGGGTGGACGTCGGAAAATGAGCCGATACCGTAGATCAGCCCGTAGAGGTCCGACGACTCGCTCACCGTTTGGTTCACCGGGTCTACGATCGGGTTGCCCTTTTCCTCGACCACGAGACCAGCCGCGTTTGTCAGTGGCCGAAGCCACGTCCCTATTCTCTCAAGCGGTCCCATTGTTCCCCCTCACGCTATCACCCACGGTATGTCATTGATAATGTTATTCGGTTCGTAGAAGCACAGTAGTAGCGCGTCTGCCTTATCCGGCGATCGACCTACCCGTTCGATGAAGTCGTCTTTCTTCTCCACTGTGCGCCGCCCCCTCGAATCGCGCCGTCCTTCCCGCCGCTCGGTCAGCTCTTCTACCAGCTCAATGTCGTCTGGTATCGTTACAGTATCCACTATCGACGCAAAGTTGAACCACATCTCCGCGATTATGTTCCCGTAGTGGTCTTGGTCACTTGCCTTCGATGCAAAGTTGATCCCGACCACATTATACCCTCTATCCTCGAGAATGTCGGTAACCCCGCCGCCGAGCCCTGTATCGTCTACCTTAATCCGCATGTCCTTGTCGTCGCGCGCGAATGACATCAGCCGTTCTGCCGTCTCAGTGATCCTACGCTTCTCGCCACTCGCGTTCTGTTTGTACTCACGTATGTCGATCACGGCGAGACCTTTGCGCTTATAAAACACGATCCTATCGCGACCGCCTCGGGCAATGTCTGCGCCGATCTCTATCGCTCCATCCTTATCAGGTGCTCGGCGTCCGGCCTCCATTGCCTGCCGGATAGTAATGATCGATGAATCGCTGTACGCTTCTGGCATCCCGAGCCATACGTGGTTGTAGTGCGACCAGTCTCCCGACTCGCCAGCGTTCCGCTCATCCCGTAATCGGTCTGCGTCCAGGGTATCCGGGAAGTATGGATTGCCGTCGTAGTTGATCTCAATACCTATCGCTCCGTCGCCACGATGTAGCGTCCAGTTTACTTTCGTGCCGTCTTCCATGATCGCTTCGAGCTTTTCCTTCCGCGTTCGGAACGATAGGAAGTAGTCAAAGATCGCGTCCCGATGAAGCACTCTGTTGAACGAGTAGTACAGCTTCGATTCTTTTCTGCGAACGGTCGGAACCAGGACTTGAAGCGACTTCTCGGATATCTGCTGCGCTTCCTCTGTCCACGCCCTACCGATATTCGTCGTCGACTTGACGTGCTGGCCGTTCTTGTACCCGATACCGGAGAACACCATATGCGCCCCAAACATGTGGTCAATGGAGGTTTCGGTCATGTAATAGCCAGGAATCGCGAGCGACTCTATGGAACGAACGATTGACCCGTAGACTGACTCGGCCATGGAGTTCTGTGTCTCACGTGTGCATAGGTAGGTGTACTTCTCGCTTCGGCCGTGCGCTGCAAAAAAGTCCGATAGCCCGGTTGTCTTAGCTCCTCCGCGACCACCCCACAGAAAGAAATGCCGGTATACCTTACTGTAGGCTTCCTCGTACAGTGGTATGAACGCCGGGAGTAGCGCCCCGTATAGACCACCGTCTGGTGGTTGCTCAGTCGTTATCGTCGGCGCTTTCTGTGTCGCCATCTGCCTCTACTACTCGGATCGTTGCTCCTACGTGCAAATGGATCGGTGCGTCTATTTCAACGTTCGAGTTCACCTTGACCTCCTGCACAGGTTTACCGTCGAGCCGGTCATACATATACCGCATCGTCTGGTCCTTACCCTGGAGCGCTAGCGACCACATCTTGTGGCCGAGCGCAACCTTGCGAGCGATCATCAGCCCGTTGTGTCGTACGTCCTCTATCTCTCCAAGCTCGCGTAGGATTTCGGTCATAGAGGTCCGCGCAGGTGGCCGCCCGGACTTGTTGCCCGTCTTACCCTTTTTGAATTGCGTTTCCTTGTTTGGTTGTGGATTCGCCATATCTCTATTGTACCAATTCTATAGCGGCTTCTGCACCATGGTTCTCACACCATATTCGGTACCGTTCAATGACGACATCGCAGTAATGCGGGTCGATCTCCATAGCATAGCACGTGCGCTCCATTTGCTCCGCTGCTATTATGGTTGTGCCACTTCCTACGAACGGGTCGTATACGTCGCCATCGTGGTTTCTGATCGGCCTTCC